TTACTGTTTGCTGTTCCTGATCCCGCTGTCGTAAGTGCTGCTCCAATTCTCATTTGCTGACTGCCGTTTTCGGTAATTGAAAACTTGGAAGTATTGCTAATTATAGTAAAACTTTGTCCTAAGGTAGGTGCAAGGGGAAGTATGAATGTAACTAAACTGACTCCATCGCAGATATATCCATTATTTGCCACTATCTGAATTGGATTTGTTGGGCTTACACTCGTGACAGTTTGCCACACAAAACCACCACCAGACTCGCTGATAGTGATTGTATTTCCTGTGGTATCGACTGAGATGCTTCCTATGCCAACTATATTCATTAGATGGTCTACCGCTGAAGCACCAGTTCCAGTATTACCTTGAAAATTTATTGGCACATCCGGAGGAAGAATAGACTCTTCTACTGTGAGTATTCCAGCTTGACTCATTTATCTAATTCATGCCTGTGTAAAAGTAGTTTAATATTCTCAATTTTTTTATCCATCAGAAGCATCTTGGTTTCTGTGTTTGCAGATCTTAAGCATGCGTTCTTTGCATCCATGCATACCGGATCAAACAAAGAAACTACTTTATTCATAATCTCGCGCTCATCAGGAATTGATATGTTTCGTAATTCCTCAAGTTTCTTTGAAGCTTTAGACTGAAATTGGTTTAGTTTTTCATCAAAATCTTTCGATAGGTCTGAAATTTGATTCTGAAATTTGGTCGCTATATTATGAACAATCAGATCTATGTCTCTCACTTCTTTTGACAAGACCGTCATTCGTGTTTCATTGTTCTGAATGTATTTGAAATTTGAGGTAACCTGTACGCCTTGTGCAAAAACATCCGAACGAAGACTTTTTATTTCATTAGACAATGAATCAATGGCTTTTTTTAATAATTCGATCGACTTCATAAATCCAATACAATTGTCCGTGAGTACTTTAATCTTCTCTTCAGCATGATCGTTGATATCTTCAATCGCCGATAGATCTTTATGAAACTGTTTCAGAACCTCTTGGAGATGTAAAATATCCCTGTGACAAACTTCAATGCCTTGATATTGATTAGCATTAATAGCTTCACAATCATTTACATGTTTTAGAAAAACTTCTGAAAGTTTAACAATAGCTTCTTTTACCTTTTCAGCCTTTTCATTCACGCTCTCTAAGTTTCCTTTAGTATGCGCATGATCTATAGCTACATGATTAGCTGTCGCACAAACTTGTTCATGCTCGATTCTTCTAACCATCAAAGGCAATAGAGATTCTAATGCAATTAATCTTTGCTCTATTGATCCAGCTTGTTCTTTTTTTTGTCCAAAATGCATAATTATTTCCCATAAATTGTTTCGATATAGACAGCGTTTTTAGATGCAGCAGTAGACTGTTTTACATAAAATTGTGTTTGAGCACTTATGTAAAATGATGCTCCGAAATCATGATTAGCGCTAATATCGTAGAGCACGAAAGATGAAGCGGGTACAAACAAATGATTATCAACTCCATCTAATGAGAAAAACATATCTCCATCAGTGTTATTGATAATCCGGAACGCGTGAGCAGGAAATGCAAGGGGTGTTCCCACTGCTGCATACGTACCGGATATTCCACCAAAGGCCACGCTTCTTATAGGCTCGAATAAAGCTCTTATCGATTGAAGATTAGGCATTGATAATCCACCAGTTAAATGTTGATGTTTCATTGCCGGTGGAAGTTAAAGTAAATCCAGTCCCATCCTGTGCAGTAATGCTGACATTACCGGGAGTGCCGCCTGTTGTTGCTCGACAATAGAATACTTTAGCTGTAATGCTGCACGCCGTTGTGGCTACAGTGACTACGCCGGGTGTTCCGGCCATTACTCCTGAAGTTCCTACTGAAGCGTTAGAGCCTGTAGCAATTACAATTTTATTCCCCGCAGTCGCCAGTGATAAATTGCCGTTTGTCGCAGTGATATTCCCAAGCGTTGCCGTTAAAGTAGTTGTGGCTGTAAGCGATCCGGTGACAGCAGTGTTTCCTGTGGCATTACCAATTCTAGTTGCCCCTGTACCACCTGTACCGATTGTAGTGATTGCAGCGCCGGAGATATTGATGTTGGTAGTTCCAACGATGTTAGTCGCAGCAAGCGTGCTTAAAGCTGTAACGCCTAGAGTAGTACTTACAGTAACAGGGCCAGTGATCGCAGTTCCGCCTGTTGCATTCCCAATGTTCGTTGCTCCAGTTCCACCAGTGCCTATAGTAGTTATACCGGATCCGGAGTTGTTGATGTTCACTGCACCTAGAAGAGTAGTACCTACAAATGTAGCTGTACCTGTGACTGTTAGATTAGTGAATGCGCCGGTATTTGGTGTGACTGAACCAATTGGAGGAGGTGTAGTAAGGTTCGTTTTCAATGTCAACGGCGTGACGATCTTGTTGTTTACTGTACCTGTGTTGACTTCTGCTTGTGTGGCAAGGGCTGCTTTACCAGCTACTGAAGTCGTTGCAGCCGGAACGTTTCCACCGACTTCTGAGAGTTTGACTATCCCGGCGACCGTCGCTGTTGCGCTTCGTCCTTCATAGCCTGCTTGATTAATTTTAGGCATACATATGTCTCCTGTTATAAAATTATAATTATATAATTTTAGCTTAAAAATCCATGATCTTGTTGGCTTGTTCAGCTACCTGAATAAGCTGTAGCATTGTCTGATAGATCAGTTCTTTTTTTCGTGCGGAGTCCATATCTAACGCTTTGACTTCCTTCATGAAGTGCATCATGCGCGTCACAGCTTTGTAGGTAGGAGTTTGTCGGACTTTATTGTATTTCTGATTTAACTTTACGGCTTCATCTTGACGGCCTTCCTTCACAAGTTTCTGTATAGTCTTATGCACTTGCTCAGTAGACTTGTAGTTGTCGAAGAACTCCCGGATGGGTTTAGCGCTCATAGTGGGATAGTCTGTGTAAAACGACTTGAGGAAGTAGTTAAGGTCTTCTGCTTTAAACTCGTCAGTGCCACCGATGATCTTATAGGCTTTGTCAATGCCATCTATCAACGAAGTGCCCAGAGCTCCCGACCATCTATTCACGTAGTTCTCTACGACAGCCGGACGGAATGTGTTCTCGTCGCCGAATATCTTAGCCAGGCCACGCGATAAATCTACGAACACTTGAGTGCCTCTCTCGTTGAATTGCTCGGCAGGCAGTAATCCTTCGCGTCCATATGGCACAACTGGTGTGTTAAAAAAGAACATCTTGTTAGCCCAAGCTTCCAATGCGGGCGCGACGGCTGTAGGGATGAAGAGCCTAGAGGTTGTGTAGCCGGCTAGTGTTTCCTCGGCGAATGTCTTGAATCCTTTCGGGTCTTTATCATGTATAGCATAAACGGCTGCCTCTATAGCATTTCCAAGGAAAACACCAAACTCTTGAGTCTTAGGTATCTTAATGATAGGAGCATTCTTCTTATCATCGTAGAAGGGAGCCATATCGACGTTGTAGAAGCTATCCTGCTCCCACTGAGCCTGATTGCGCACGCGCTCGTTGTCGGCATTGAGCATTGAGTTTATCAGTGCCGGAACGCCGAAGTAGCCTATAGCGCGTAAGTAAGGAACGGCTGTATCTTTAAAGGTGTAGTTGCCATTCGCATCTGTTTTAGGCTTCATGTACTTAACGAACTGAGCATTACCTTGAATGAAAGCATTCGAGAAGGGGACGATTGAGTTGACGACTTCCGCGATAGCACCTTTCTTTTGAAAGTCCAGGGTGATGTTCCTCGCAGCATGTGCAGCTTCTTGACGTGTAGCGCCTTTCTCTATCCCTTTGCGAAATTCTGCAACGCGGGGAGCATTCTCAAAGGCGTGGTTCCATTCCTGTATCTTCTTTAAGCCTAACCAGTTATCTTTAACAGCGCGCTTGAAGAACCCACGGTCTTTCGCCTTTCGCATTTGATCAATGTTCTTTGACCAAGCATCTCTAGTCAGCGAGCTTGCCGATGAATAAGCACCACCACTCCGAACAAACTCTTCATACCAAGCATCTTTCTTGAAAGCACTGAAAGTTCCGCGCACGATGTCCGGAAGAGTGAGTCCATACTGTGATGTAGTAAGAGCATGCGGGATATCCCTAATGAATGCTTTTGCCATATAAGCAGGTGTTATAGTAGCCCCAAAGCGAAGCCCTTGCGCTGGATAGCTCATAAGTTTCATGAGTATTCCACCCTCGCGCGCTGTGCCCAAACCCTTGATAGCCTCATAGATAGCTGGGTCTACAGCATAGGATTTCTTCACTCCATCCTCGAATACATTGACGGTGTTCTCACCTTTTACAATTGGATTCTCTGTGAGAACCTCGATGACTTCAGCCGGAAGATCTTTGAAGTATTCGACAGGAAGACCCTTATCTTTAATAGATTTAAGCAGCTCTTCCTTGGACTTCTTAGGTGTAGTGACTTCTTCAAACAAGCCCTGTGCCGCAGTTCCTTTCGCATCTTTTGCAAGCTTGCGCATCACACCATTTCGCTCGCTCATCGCAACTATCAAGGCTGAGTTATTGTAAGCTGTTTGAATAGGATCGAGTATGTCATAGCCAGACTCCACATTTGTACGCGCTTTCACTGCATCTTTGGGTTCCATTCCACCTGTAGTTCCAAGTCCAGCTCTATTCGAACCTTCTACTACTCTATAAAGCGGAGCGTACATCTCGTGAGAGTTAACCATCTGATCATATGACTTTTGAGAGATCAATTGTGCATCGCGGGCGAAGGCTAGATTATCCTTCATGTACTCAGTAAATTCATTCCCAAACTCTTTGAACTGCGGGAATTGTCTCTCCGCCTGTCTCATTGCTGCGACATCCTGAATATACTTTGCTGAATCAGTCTTTCCTTGCTTACGAAGATCTTCTGACCGCGTACGCGCTGCTAAGTAAGCGGACGCGTCTTCGTAGTTATCGATCACAGGTTCAACTATTTCAGACAAGCTCTTCCCTGTCTTCTCGTTACGCCTTCCATCTTCAGAGTATTTAAACCTTCCTTCAGTTGTATATGTAACAGCCGCTTCCGCAGCGCCGGCATATACTTCCGCATACTGTTCAGCTTGAGGGGAAATCTTCCGGATAGGAGCGAGTTTGCTTAAGAAGTTTCTCTCAAGAGATTCCTTGTTGAAGATCTCGCCAATTTTCTTCTTAAACCATTGAAGCGGGGAATCTGGCCTATCAAACTTAATCTGCGATTTAACGAGGTCTAGTGGCGTCGCGTTCTTCTGCCAATCAGCATATTCAGTGCTTGCCTTCTGTAATTCTTTAGCGCTCTGGGGGAACGCCTTACTCCACACATTCTCCATGTACTGCGCAACTTGTGGAAAAAGCTCACGTGCCTTGTTAGGATTCTTAACATATAGCTCTGTAAAATCCTTGAAAGCATTCTCTACAGTCGCCGTATTCCTTACGCGATCTCTTGTAGTACACGACGTCATACGCACCTCAAATCTATGCCCATTTCTTTTAGATCCGCAGTCATCGCTTCGACAAACTTACGGCGTCCGGAACTCTTCTCAATTTTATCCAACACATTCTCGGCGATGGAATCCGCGCTCTTCTGCACGCGCTCTACGTAGTCCGCGTTCCCCTTAGTCTTCGCAATCTCATCGGTAGATTCTTTGATGGTCTTCTTGGATCGTTTCTTCTGCGCAGACTTTAGCTCTTTAACATCTTGCTCCGCGCGCGCGATGTCACGCCTGATAAGATCCTTTACGGCGCGTGGTTCTTTGGCTTGGAGGGATTCATTCAGTCTTTTGTAAAGCTGCTTTACATTGGACTCTTTCTCTTGAATCGCGGAAGTTAGACGCTGTTCTAATGGCTGACGCATTTGTTTTTCAGTCTCATAAAACTTGTTAGCCTTCTCCTGGACTTTCTCTTGCTTGCGCTTTAAGCCCTCGATGCGACCGCGGATTTTCCCTGCGAGTTCGGCTTGTTTTTGAAGAGCTTTTTCTTTTTCTTTTATTTCTTGAAGGTGGGCTTTGTTAGCTACTTTTTTTAATGGTTCAATTCTCTCTCGAAGTTTGTCCTTGAATAGATCTAATTTAGCTCTTCCTTTTTTAATAGAATCTGTACGAGTTTTTAGATCTTGTCTTAGTTCTTCGATGAATTTTTGATCCTCGGCATTCTTTTTTTCTTCACGAGAAATCCTTTCTTTTTTAGCTTTTTCACTTAATTCCCTAATCTTCTTTTCGCGAATCCCTTGTTCGGTATACCTCTTTTCCTTTTCTCGCAATTCTCGCTCATGAGCAGCTTTAGCTTCTTTTGTCTGGAGGATTTTATTTTTAGCTTGTTCTTCTTGAACTCTCTTTAATTCCTTGAGATCCTTTTCCGCGCGACTCTTTAATTCTTTATGCTCTGCGGCAGTTAAAGCTTCTTGTTTAACTTTTAACTCTTTGATCCTTTGCTCTAGATCTTTGCGTAATTCCTCAGCAAATTTAGTGTCTTTTTCCGTCCTCTCCTGTAACTCTTTAGCCTCTATCTCTTTAATACCTTTCTCTATGCGCGCGAGCTCTTTGCGTTCCGGCTCAGCTTCCGCAATACGGCGCAGTCCACGCTCGAATTTCTGTGATAGGTTTAATTTTTCCGGCTGTTCGGGAGTTTCAGAAGGAGTTTTTTTTGGTTTAACCTCGAATAATTCCTCTTCCGTAGCCTCAGATAATTTCTTCGGGCGTTCTTTTCCAATCCTTTCAGCTTCAGCCTTCTGCTCAGGAGTAATAGGTGTTTCCAAGTGCTTAGGGTTGTATTCCAAAAGTAATTGTTCTGGTGGTTTGCCAGTTTCTTGGTGTTTCTTGAACATCCCCCGGATAGCTTTATCACCGAGTTTGAATCCACCGAGTGTAATCAGGTTATCCCGGAAGTCCTCAAAGGAAAGCTCTCCATGCCCAATCGCTGCACCGCCAACAGTGAAAGCTCCGGCTTCCAAGATCTGTTCGGCTGCTTGCTTTGAAAGTGGAGTGCGCAGTAGCTTGTTGACAGCCGAGTTGTTAAGCGCAGCGCCGAATAGAGGTTCGGCCATCTTAAGGGCTGACCCAAGCACAGCGGATTTACCGGACTGTACAGCGACATCCTTCCAGTCATCGAAGCTGAGAGTCGTGTCACCGCGTTTGATAGCCTGAAGGTAGTTGTTGTATATAGTCTTGACGGCGGTATCATAAGCGAATCCCGCGCCCGCGCCAACTACCGGCCCACCAATTGCAGTTCCAGTAACCAATCCTGTACCGAAAACTGGAAAGCTGGCAGCCATGTTAACGAGAGTTTCTACCCCATCACGCAGCCAGTTAGGGTTCTCTTCTTTGTATTCTTCGGCAGCTTGTTGCTCTTCAAGAGACAACCCTTGGCCGAGCAAGATTCCGGATGACGAACCGCGAAGACCGCGCTCTATGAGATTGGGTGTTTCGGGCCCCTCATAGCGTGAGATGTCCTCTAATACCGGCTGATTCTCAGAACGTTGCGTGGGAAGATCTACGTGTTGCCTCGGTTTAGGCCGTTTGATCATTTCTTACCTCTGTATTCTCTATTTCTGCGGGCAAGTTCTTTTACTAAGGAACCCACAATTTCAGCCGGATCGTCAGTATAAGTTTGAAAGAAATCTAATACCTCTAACTGCTCTTCATCGGGGACGTTATCGAATTCAATGGTGTCTAATACGTATTCCATTGCCTTCTCTTCATCCACACCAAGCTTTTCTTGCACCACCCCTAACAGTCGGTTGTATCCAAAGGCATAATCTCCGTATTCCATTAACTTAATAAAGTCATCGACTTCTTTCTGATTTCTCTTTTGAAGGTAATCTTTAATCTCCAGTTCCTTAATCTCTTCTTTGGACGGCTTAATCGTTCTCCCGGTGATCTCTTCCTCGGCTCTTCTTTTGGCTTTTAGAGATGCTTCCCCAGAATCTACATACATTCTAGTAAGAGCTTTCTTCTTTTTAGGCTTAGGTTCATCACGATGAGTATCAAGATATTGACGCGCCTTAGCATCTACATCTTCGGCAGTAGCCTTTGGGCGACCGCCAGTTTGCTGTTGAGGAGCTTGAGGAGCTTCCATAGGTGCAGCTTCGGCTACCTGTTCCTCTTCTTTATCGAAAAATCCTGGAGGAGCATGTTTTTTCAACTCACCACTTAAATTTGCATATGCGTCATCCTTTTGCTGTTGAAGTCTTTCGATAACTTTAGGATCGCCGAGTCCTTGGCTTTTTGATAGGTAAGTATTCAACGCCTTGGATGCTTCGCGGTACTTTTCTCCATGATACTTATCGATGAATCCTAGCTTCTGCTCGTAGTCGGCTTTCGTCACATTCCTCTCGTATTGATCGAGCTTCATCTTAATGTCGGCATTCTCAATAGCTTGATCTCTTTCGCGCTTACGGCGTTCCGGGCTTAGTCCTTCCGCTTGCTCAATGAGTTTAAGCTTCTTAAGAGGATCTTCTTCATCGCGATAGCCGCTCTTCTTAATAATATCTTCTTCCCTTCGGCTAGTATCGTTGCGTTCGAGAGTTTCGGTAAACGATTTGCCAAAATTACTCCACGTCTCGTTTGGTGTTGGAGATAGATCTAAAACTCTTGGGCTTGGCATGTTATGCTCCCGGAAATAATTGGTTAGCTGTGTACTTACCGGCAGCGCCACTCGCTCCTCGCAAGAATCCACTGAATGGATCTTCATTTGGCTTTTGATAGTCAAATGTTGTCATACCAAGAGCATTGTTAACCGCATTAGATCTTCGGTCGTTAACACTGTTTTCTTGATTGAATAGGTAGTCTGTCATCTTCGCATTGAGATCATTCTGCGTCATCCTGCCACCGCGCTCAAGAGCTTGAGCTGCATATGAACTATTACCAAGACCTTTGCTCCGGAACGCGCCTGTGATCGATGGAACGACGTTCTCCTGATAATTCTCGTAAGCCGGACGCGCGACGTTCTGCTGGAAGTTCTGCGTAGCCTTCTGAGGATCAAACTTATAGAGATCCGCTAAGGGGCCTTCGCCGTTAATTCCGGCGTTGTAGTCCTTCCATAGCTTTTTCTGATTCTTATCCATAGTGGAGCGTTTCTTAGCTTTCTTGTTGCCAAAGATAGAACTCCCGATAGTTGCTGCCCCTAAGACAAGTGGCGCCCATGCTACCATAATTAACTCCTAAGTAATTTGCTTCCACGTGACGGAATTTGTTGTAGAGCGCGATGTCATGATCCACGCTGTATTACTCTTTTGATTTACCCATAAATCTCCGATGTCCAGGCCTGCATTTATAGGATCGCTTGCAGGAGGATCGAAGTCGGAAACCATCCGGGTGGACTTCGTATTAACCGCGACGCTTATGGAAAAGTAAGAGTCATTAAGTTGATTGTATAAAGTCTGATTGATGTTTTTAAGCTCGCTTCCCCAGTTGAATCGCCTTGATAATCTAGACATTACACAAGTCTCCCGGTTGGAAGGAATCCTGGCATGATCGCGTGAATCTGCACTTTCGCACCTGCTTGGTTATTGTAGGCTAAAAACTGAACGAAGCGCGCTGTCTGATTGATCCACACCTTGCACCACTTCTTAACACCGTTTTCCTGATCGTGGCTCGTAAGGTTAATTGTGAAAAAGTTCTCGTTGATCGATTCGATAGAGATGGGATACTGAATGTCATTCGTGAAAACACCCACGCGCATGATCGCATCAGTCGGTGTTCCATCTACATTCGTGAGCGCACATCCGGATGTCGTTACATAGAAATAGCACCATCCGCAGCGGACTTTTCTGTCAGAATTAACAAATGGATTAAGCTTCTTAGTAGAGGAAATGAACTCTATGACTTTCGACGCTTCGCCAGAATTCGCTGTGTAAGCTGAGAATGTGAACGTATTCGGGGTGTCGATATTCATTTGGAAGCTATAAGAGCTAATCACCTGAGTAATCTGTCCTTGCTTACCATTGAGCTCTACTGCGCCTTGAATGCCAGTAAGATAGATTATATCACCAACCTGAAAGTCTTGGAAGTCTGTCACCAATGTAACCACATCGCTCAGCGTTCCGGAAAGGCTCCATATGCGCACCGGATAGTCTTCGCTCTGCGCTTCATTAAGGGAAACAATCTCACCATGATGTCCACCACCGATTCCAATAGGTGTTGCCTTCTGGAATATGAAGCTATCCCATGTGCTGTAACGCACAGCCATCTCTTCCCATGAGTCAAAGATGATCAAGTCATCCCATGTAACGCTACTGGTTAAGAAGAAGTTCCCCATGCAGCTAAGCGGAATGCGGTAGATTGAATAATTATCCTCTTCATAGTTTGTGATTAGAATTCGATCACTTTGATTAACATCTTCAGCTTGAGGACTTGTAGCTGTGACGCTTGGGTAGATCAGATAATGATCACGATCTTCATCTACTTTTCCGGCATTACAAAGATTAAAGAAATTAAGATCTATGTCTTCAAAAGTAAATCTAGGTATCTTATTATCAGTCCTATCCACGCTATACCCATCACACCCGATGTAACCCCTAGCAGAAAGACCTACAGTATCGTTGAGGTAAGAAATCGTACCATATTGAGCACCTGTTCCACGTGATCCATCCAACTTTTTGAGTTCGAAAGGAACTGCATCGTTGCCGGTATACTTCATCACCCAAGTGGAATTCTCTGTGAAGATTATTAAGTCATCACGGTTAAAATCCGCGCTATTAATGAAACTATCATCGCTAATATCAATAAGACCTGCCCCGGAGATAAACACTTCGTCTCCTCCAGGATTTTGGGCTTGAATAGCGAAGGTGTCTCCAAACTCTCCGGTTCCGGAGATGAGAATTCTTTTCCCATAAGTTTTACCTCCGATGCGAGGAGCTAATATAATCAAACGATCTTGCATTTGAAATATATGCAGCGCTGTTTCAATTGGATCAGTTAATGGAGTGTAGTCGATTGTGATTGTTTGACCAGCAGTAAGTGCGCTGTCAAAGGTGACTGTGATTGCACCTGTAAGATAATCAATTGTCCCTGAACCATTACTAGTGGCATCAAATGCTCCAAACCCATTGTCAGTAAGTGTCTTACCATCAGTGGTTTCTTTTATAATAACGGAGCCGGGAAGCACAGGAACAGGAGTCGCCCACGAATAAGGGCCAGCACTTATGGTAGTTGGAGTAAAAAATGTGGCTGCAAGTATTGGTGTTCCGGCAACTGTAAAAACTGGATAAGATGTTACAACATTACCATCGTATTGCTGAATCGCGTCAGAATTGTTAACAAATAATAATCGTTGTTGGCTACTAGGGGAATCGTAGTTTGTCCATGTAAAGAAGTTGGCGTTCGTTCCAGTAAATAAATATCCAGGGCTTATGTCGTCTAATCTATTAGTGATTATGTTGTATCTATTAACATATTTAGTGTCGGCGACGATTAACTCTTTTATATCTAGAGAAGTGTAGTAAGTCATCACGCCCATTACCGGAAGCCCTTGATGAACGTCTATCTGTAGAGTGACAAGATTCCCGGTAGCAGGAGCGACTGTGAATGTGACAGACTGTGGAGTGGCAAGGTAGGTATTGTAGTTTATAACACTATTTATTGTGCCGTCCGATCCAGATAGAGTTCCACCAAGTCCATTATCTTGAATGATTTGCACTTGAACAGGAGGATCTGCTGTTGTGTTCTCTTCAGCTCGGAATCCACCTCGGCGAAGCGCTTGTATGGGATTTGGAGAAAGTAAGATAGAGGGAATATCAAAAGTAAATTCGGTAATTATATCATCCGGCGTTTCATTGGAGTCAATACTCACCGTATGAACCATCCGGGATTCAGTGTATGGCGACCCACCGCGTTCCCCATCAGCAAATTGATCAAAGCCATCGCGCTTTTGCCATACACCTCTGTAGACGTAGCCATCCAGCAAGACATCCTGCGCGTCTGTTGGCAGTAGCCAGGGCTGACGTTCTCTGTCATAGCCGGTCGCGAAGTTGCTAATCAGAAACGGCTGATAACTCATAAGTACCTATAGAGAATGCGGAAGGTCACTAATCTTGTAGGGCCAACTGGAAATGAAGCATAAAGACTTGCAGGATCAAGAGTTCCATTGGAATAAACTGCTAATCCGGTGTTTGGGGCGACAAATAAAGCTAATGCAGGATTCGGACTTTCAGCTGAAGCCCCACACACGCCTGCGGATTTCACATAAAAAGCCTTCCCTGAAATTAACCCTGTAATATTTGTGCCAGTAGCCGGAACGTACCACCAGATTTCCCCATAAGTATTGTCGGGAGGTGTTACAAAGATTGTAGCTCCGTTACCTACAGATACTGCGTCTCTGTGAATCTCATTAAATCCTAACATAGATGTCATTACTCCATCCGACGGCTGCCTAAACCAAGGAATGCTATCTCCATAGACATCTTGCTGTTCCCATGTAATAGGATTAGTTCCGGACGTCGGAGCATTGATTGTCGGATCAGTAGCAGCCGGATCTATTGCACCGGAGCCTTGATCTATCCAGTGGACTGTCTTGTGGAAACCATCATTGGCAGCCGGAGAAAGATTAAATTGATGGTCAGCACCGATCATTGTCTGAAGACGCGCCATGTTATCCCTGTTCTCTTGAGGGAATAAAGCCGGCGACTCGGCGTTGGCAGGTTTTGCTGGATTAAAGCTCATGTATCACCATTGTGGGGCTGTGCGACAGGTTATAAATTGTTGCCATGTAACGGCTTGAACAAGTCCTCGGTACTTCTTAAACACCGGCATTACTTCGTTGTAGCGATCCATCTCGCCATAGTCGGAGAAGATATCAAGTGAGGTTCCGTAGGCGAGGTAACGATAGAGGTAGTCAAAGGGAATATTCCCATTCTCAGGCAGCGTCAACTCGTACTTATATGCCTGAATCTTAATGTAATATAGCTGGTCTGGGGGACCACGAAATGTGAGCTCGTTATTAAAATAGAGCACATCGGTTGGCCGTTGAGGAGTAAACTGCTCATAATTTGGCCACTTGTAGTAGAATTGCGCAGGATCTTGATACCAGAATAGTGACCAGCTATTAGGGTAAATAGGATCGGGTTGTGTGGGCCCGGAGCAGTAAGCTGGATCGGAAATAGTTGTATATCCAAGCGCTTGTAAATCAACCGGAAGAGGGTTTAGTGTGGTGGTGTCAATCGAGAACTCCCACCACGTATAATTCTTAAACAGCCGGACATCGATGCTCGATTGATTTACAATGAACTCATTGAGATACTCAAGCATGCGCGTGTCAGTAAAGAGTGGATCGCTAGCGTCCACTCTCCCTGTCGTATTGCGCAGAATTTCTATAACTCTTGCGGTCGTAACCATTAGTAATCCTCTACTCTCTGTAATGAGAATCGCGCGCGCTCGCCAACTTGTTTGGTTTCAGTGATGTTCTCTCCACCATTTTCGACTTTCACTTCTCCAAAGATGGGAACAGCAAGCTTGTTAAGAAACTTAACAACTGGTTTGGGTAAGTCGTATGTTTGTCCAGGTTTCAACTGCCCACGCCAATCAATATCTTTATTTCTTATCCATGTCTTGAGCACGTTCTCTGGTTGATCAAAACGCTGAAATTTGACCTTTACCTTCTCGTGGTACGATTCATCGGGAACCTTGATAGGATACACAGGTTGTGCGTGTTTATCGAACTGGCGGGCCTTTCTAAGCGCAATGCGCGCATGTCTATTCCATGTATCAAAATCCTCTAAGGTTTTGATCTCAAAACTATCAAAATCGAAAGCGTTTTCAGTCGGGACAGACTGATCAGTAGAAATATTTTTAATTTGTGGCTTCATAATCTCCTTGAGTTAATCCCCTGCTCGAAAGCAGGGGTGATTGTTTAAGCGACGCCGATGTTGAAATAGGAGTTGAACTTCGATGCTACGAAGTAGATGATGTCGTTATTGTTACCCATGACGGCAGTGCCAAGGGTTAATGCGTACACTGGTTGTGAATTAACAATGCCTAGGCTTGGACCTTCAAGAGTGGCTTGACCACCTGAAGTGTAAGTACCTAGGTTGTTAACCGGAACGCCGTATACATCGTAAAGTGATGCAGTTGTAGAGCTTAGAACATTAACGACGTATTCGTAGTTGTTAAGGATCGAACCTACTGCTCCATTTAATTGAGTGATGATAATGCGTGTACTTCCGGATACCCAACCAGCAGTTGACGGAACAGTGATAATGCAAGGAATCCCAGCCGCAGTTGTGCTGACGCCAGTAATCGCTTGCTGTTCAGCAACAAACCCGGAAGGTGTGTTGTTGATAGTTACACCATTAGTTGCCTCAAGAGTAGAGGTTAGAGTAGTAGTCCCGCGGTTGATAATAAGACCATTACCGGATGGAAAATTTCTAAACCACACACCCTGAAGATTGTTCGTATCTGTGCCGAACTTGGTGTAGTTATACCACTCAAGTTTATCGGCCTGCCATGGAAGCACTAAGTTGTAAGCCGCTCCAGCAGACTGTAAATAGCCTCCGAAGGTGTTAGTCACCTGTGAAAACTCTCGTGTACCTGCATAAAGCAGGTTTGAATTATAAACTGTTGCTGTCATAACACCTCCTTATCGTGTGCAGCGCATGTTGATGACCCAGCTATCGTCAAGAATGACCGCACCTAGACGGCCTTTCCAACCCATAGTTTGTCTTTGGTTCAACGGATCCTGTCCAGCACCTAAAGGCTTGATTATCATCTCCATAGACTGATCATCTATGGTAATGCGACCATAAGCATTAGCTGCGAAAAGGAAGTTAGAGTACACGGCAGGAGACACTGTTGTGTCTTTATACGCTTGAGATGTCTTGACAAGGCGAACCTCATCACATGATCCGAACTCGGATTCAAGCACACTCATTTGTCGGGGATAATCGGCTGTAGGGAGAAAATTAGACAGGTTCTTGAAGTCAGTTCTCAGGTCTGTGTGGATGATCATCCAATAGGCTGCCCATACTGGCGCTGTACCGAATGCATTGACCCCTTCTATATTCGGGGACATTTTTTTGCCATTGTTACCTTCTAGGTAATCCACAGCAAGTTCTAAGTCTGTAGTCGTGGGCTCAGTTATCGCATTTCCATTGACTCCGTTTAGGCAGTCGATTTGCGAACTTGTGGCCTGTAACATATTACGAATTATTTTATCGTAGGTAGAATGCATGTTCTGCGCGAGCATGTCTGCGACTTCATTTGCGGTTTGATCCTGGACAGTGACTATAATGTCATCTGACAGTTCGACTATTTTTCCGTATTGACTTACAACCGCGGTTATGTCAAACTTGGTAACTTGCTCTGCACTTGGGGTTACACCTTCAGTTAACGGAGTCAAACTATCAGCTAAGTTATCAAAACGACGGAAGATCGCATTCTTTGAGTTCTTCTGCGGTATCCTACGCTCTTGGGCAAAGTACCCGTGGACGTAGTATGGCATGTGTCTATCCAGAAGGATATTATCGAAAAACAGATTGACCTCTGGGTCAACTGTAGTCGTGGTAGTTGTTCCTGCAACCATATATGGGCACTCCTATTAGAGTTCCCCTCGCATAACCTTTTGTCTATATTCTCTAAATGCGGGTGTTCCTTGAATGCTTTTAAGGTAAGCGCTATTGCTTGTAGGCGCAGCCTTTGCCACCGTGATAGGTGAGCCGGGCTTATTAGCATTAGCGACAATCTTTGCGCCTTCATTTCCTGTTGCATAGTTCTTTTTAGTTTCTACTAGGTGTTGATAGTCTTCTACAATCTCAGCCGCGCGTGCATACCGGTTTTCCGAAGATTTAATCGAATCGGCTAGCCAGGGCTTTTTTTCTAAAATTTGATCTAAATACTTTTTTACTTGAGCCATTGCCTTAGGGTTCATGTCTTTATAAACTTCTTCGCGGATCTCACGTTTAGTAAGTGCTTGCTGTGACTTGAATTCCTTCATGTCCAACAGGCGTTCCGGATCTTCGTCCTCTTCTAAAACTTGCGCTTCATTCTCAGACTTCATCCTTTCTATGTAATCCGCGTATAGTCTATTCTGTGCTTCAAGATCTTGACGCTTACGGCGTTCCGCTTGAAGTGCAGTAAGTGGAACCTGTTTCGGTTCACTTGAGACTTCTTCTTCAGCTACATCGATACTTTCCTCGGAGACAGGCTGTTCGATGATTTCTGACTCTTCTTGTTCTTCCATTTTCAACTCCCGTTAGTGTAAACTGCCGAGCTCCGGCAGAGAGATAAGAGCGCCATTCTTGCTGGCGACGCAGATAGTTTTTCCCAATGTAGGGAAGTGCAACATGTCCCCCGGGTACATCACCCAGAGCAATGTCTTAACGCCTCGTCTGTTGTCTACCTCATAGACGAAGCTTTCTCGCACCAATCCCGGCTTCTCATCGCAAGCCTCAAGGAAAGGTTTGACTATTTGTTTTCTTCCGATTTTTTCTTTACTAGCCTTGCCCAAAATCCAGTATAGATCTTTTGAAGAGTTTGCATTTAAGATTCTCTCCATAAGTACGTTGAAGTGGTCAGTGACTCCTCCCAGTGCTTCCTTGTGCAAGCGCTCTTTCTCTTGGGCAGGTAGTATTAGCATCCGGACTGTCCTCTTAAGTTTTCTTTCATTGCTTGCTTTCTGATTTCACTTTGCATTTTCTGCATGTCGGCATTCTGCCCACCGTAACCAGACGCACTAGGAATGCTCGAACCTTTTCGAGGTACTGATAAGGGATTAGACTTATGGCCATACTCGCCATATGCCGCACGTCCCGCGTTCCCTTTTGGAGGGCTATAGCCTGTTTCATTGCCATACCCTTGCATGTATTCCATGCCTTTACCTTTCATAAATCCTCCTATTCGGATTTAAGTTGTTTTGCTTTCTGCATGTCTCTGTCGAGCTGCTTTTCTATACGTGCCTCGTGCGCGATCTGTAGTTCTTTAGCTACATTGATCACATCCATAAAGGATTTCCTGTCGAGGTCTTGAATCTCCTTGGCCGTCTTCGCGTTATCAAGGAGTGCTTTCGCATAATTCTGTTCGCCTTCTGAAATACGTTCTTTTGCCAAACCGATGTCGGCAAGAACGCGGGCACGCCTTTCTTCTGCAAGTGCAAGGTTCTCTTCTGTCTGAGAAATAGCCAGGCGTCGAGAGATTGCTTCGTCTTCCTGCTCTTGCTCTGCTGCTTGTTCTTGCATCTGTTGTTGTTTCGCCAAGATCTCGCGCAACTTGGTGCTTCCTTGAATCGGAGCTGCTTCTAGCACGGCATCCCAAGGGATTGGCGCACCAAGTTCGAGAAGTTGGAGGAGTTGGTAGTAGTAAGCTTCGCGCTGTGTAGGCGTCTTAACTGCCTGCTTAATAGCGCAATCGTATTCTTGAAATTCTCCGGAGAAGAATTGCTCAGTAGGCTCTCTTCCCGTCATCCGGAAAATCTTACCAGGCGTGAAGTTCTTTTGAATTGCTTCAAGGACTAAGCGCCCTACTTGCTTTTTGGTATATTCATAATTATCGAAAAGGCCGCGATTGCCTTTAAGGCCGTTTGAAGTGCGAACCTCGGCGAGCTTTCCCGATACCTGAGAGTCTCCAACGCTAGATAGACCCAGTAATTCTTCACTGGCTCCGGGGATCTCCATAATGTTTTTGTCCATGATGTCTTGGTATTGCAAGTATCCTGGAGGGATTTGGGGAGGGAGGATTTCTCTGAGATCTGAGTTAACATCATAACCTTCATTTACAACTACTTGACGACCTGCACCGGCTTGCATAAGCATCTGAGGATCAAGTACAGCACCATTCTTACTAATCCATCCGGTATTAATTACGGATTCCATTAAATCGATTATCTGCGAGTGACGTCTGTTATATTGGCGTTGTGCATCAACTATACAGCGGACTATGCCCTGTATCTTCAACTCGTACGTGTCGATTAACGGTTCAAAATATCCTAGCATTAAAGCGAAAGGGAACGTCGATACGTTTGTAGGGTCAGCACCTTCGTAGAGCAATCTACCTCCAACAATAACGCTGTATTGTACTGTCAGCTTATGGGAGTTAATCAACTGTAAGTGTGGAGTTTCAATAAGAGCTTCTTTAAGGTATTTCTCTTCTTTCCGCGTCCCGTTCCACTCAGTAGTAACACCTGTTTCAGTATCCACTAAGTACTTCTGCTCCACATTCTTACGAACCCAGTACTCGTCATAGGTGAGAAGATTCTTAGCGATGTACGTGGAATTGTATTGCCTGTAAATACCGAGATATTGATACTTGTTATCTCTGATCCCTGTAGGAATGTTATCGATGACTTCCGGATCAATAAAAGGAAGTAAAGCCTTTACCTGTTCTCTCGAAAGCAATTGACGCGTTGATGCTTGGTCGCAATCTCCGAGATCCCTTCGTGTATAGTAGGGATCAAGCATCAGCGCGTTAAATGGTCGCCAGAAGAATTTGATGTCTCCGCAGACTTTATCCTTGGAGTAGTCCATGTAGATGCCTATGATGGCCAACCCAGTCTTAAGCATATGCTCGAAAGCTTCCGAACATATGTAATCGAAGTCGCCCTTTTCATAGACTTGGTACATAACATCGGACAGTAGATCAGCAGTTTCTACATCGGCATCTTCCACCGGCGTGCAAACGGTAGCCATGCGATTCTCGCGCTCATATCCGGAATACAGGTTAACGACACGACGGATCTTATTAAGCTCAAGAACCATCCTGTTTTGTTTAAGGAGTTTCTGCTTTTCAAGGTTAGTCCAGTTATCCCCCGCGTACGCGCGAAGATCACGGTATTGAGCAGCATAGAGGACACCCCATGTGCGCCATGCATCATAGTAAAACTGTTGCCACTTGAATAGTGTGCCTCCACCTTGGTAGGTAGATTGGCCGGTGTATGTCATGAGTGAACTTGATAATGGTTACAAATATTCCCGGCGAAGTTGCGCCCAAAGCTCTGCACTCATTCCCGCTCCATTTGTCAGTTTTGCGATTGATTCAGCCGCGTAAATCAATGCTTTCGTTCCATGTGAAGCCCAGTTGTGAAGGGACTTATCCCTATAGCATCCCATCTTATCGTTCCATTCCTTCCGGAACGCCTCGACTGCGCGTATGCCTCCTGCGCACCTGTGTTGATCGAAAAACATGCGGTTCAATGTGCTTCTGAGGCACTCAATACCGAACTGCTCATTTTGATCACGCGCAAGGACATCGATCTTAAGACCTGCTTCAATGAAGTAGTCCGCGTAGCATTTGCCGGAACCTTTCTCTCTAGCTTTAGCATCATGAGGCAAGATGTGCCTGTCAATGACGTATGGTCTTGTCTTTAACCACTTTATATAATGCGCAGCACTTTCATCGCAACTTTCGTAGTAATCGATACAATGTATCTCCTTACCCACGAGTTGATAGATCCAGATTGCGCAATTATCGCCAATACCGATATCGGCAGCGCTGTACGTCTTTGCATGCTCGGATGGAGGTAGATGACATATGCGATGCTCTTGACGCGCTAAGGACATGTTCTTTGCAAAATAGAAGCCTTCATGCGCAGACTCGAATGCTTCCTCGGGAGTACTTGGGTACTCGCGTTTCATGTACTCGCCTTGCGTGAGCGACTTCTTGTAGTACCATGCCTTTTGACCGTCAGTAAGTTCTATGCCTTTAGATTGAAGATCTTTGAAGTAAAGCTCCATGTCTTTCGGGATGATAACATCCTTAGGATCTATGGAATATTCCGGATGTTGCCACCAGGAGAAAAACCATAGCTTCCAGTCAAGATTTCCCAGCGGTGTACCGAGATCTTTAATTTCTTGAGCGCGTTTACATAGTTCAAAAAAGTGTCCCTCTCTTCCGCGAGCTGTCGACTCAATACAGATAAACTGTCCTGCTTGAACAGCATTGAGCGCACCGGAAATAATCTCGTTAGCTTTAGAAGGGTTTTCCTGACAAATCTTGGCAAACTCGGTGATATGTAAGAGTTGGAGAGTTCCACCTCGCAAACTCGTCGCAACCCTAAATACCGAACCGTTCTGGAAACGCATTTCATGTACGTTATCCCGGTGCGCAGGGCAGAGATCTCTAACGAACTGAGGCAAGTTGTCATAAGCGAATTTAACCTTATCAATGAATATCTCACGAGCAATAGGCTTGCTATCAGCTACAATAGCGGCATTCACGTTATTGTTCCATAAGCATGCATCTAGAAATAAAAGTGCATGGAATGTGCTTACGCCAAGTTGGCGAGCCTTAAGGACAATATTTAAGTAGTGAGGCTTAAGAAGAGCATCCTGCGCCCAGTTAGGCTGGAAGTTAACTACTTGACCATTCTTATCTTTGATCTTGTAGAGATGAGCTAGGCGCCATCGTTTGTCGCCTAAGTTAGCAAGTACTTGTTCTTGTGTCAGTTCAGTCATATCCTAAGATTAATGACTAAATAAAATACTTTACAAGTTTTACGGAGGAGGGGGTGGTGCGGGATTCTGTATATACAGATTAGGGCCGGTAAGAGTCATCTGCGGATTGCCATCGCCTGTGAATGGTGTATAGTCTCTTCCATCGATGTAGTTGCCGTTTGCGTCCACTAGAATGAAGGTGTTCGTAGTGGGCAACGCGACGTAGTACAGGTTGTTGTTGAGCTGCTCCATACCTGTAGCATTTGCGAAAGGGAACTCCTGAAACTGCGTACACCGGAGCGCGTAACCCGGAAGAAAACCGTGATCATCTATCGTGACCACAATAGGTAAAGTGTTAGTGATGCTAGTAGGAGTATGATGCTCATTAGTAAAATGTGAGGGGCTGCTGTCATATCCATCGCCATCGCGAACTAATGCCATGTTAACCTTTATTGTACGCTTTTTTGATCGCTCTCCACAGATTCTTCGGCGCGTGCGGATAGTTCTCCACAAAGCTCTTCCTTAACCTTTTCGCTACAGTCTTTCTCATATTCAGCCTTAAGTAAATAGTTGTTTAAAAAGAATTCAGATTGACGGATCTGCTTTATCTTCAGGTGTAGAATGGTTGTATTGAGTTCCTGAACACATTTCGATATTTCAATGAAGTGCTTACGTGGCACAAACATTTGATTCAACACACACATGAATGCGATCCCGAAGCACAGTCCATAAAAAATAATCATTCCTATCTCCATTTTAATAGCGGGAGTGGGAGTCGAACCCACTGAAATAAGGTTATGAGCCTAGTTAGCCTCCAAGGCTTCCCGCGGTATTGTCAGAAAAGGGTTCGAACCTCTAACCGCATGAACCAAAGTCATGTGCTCTACCAATTGAGCTATCTGACAAAAAAGTCCCCTAACAGTGCGAAAAACTTCGCAATAAAACGCACCATAAGGGACAAATTTCCTGAGCTAGCATGCCAAGATGCCCTTTGACTGAATCGAACAGCCATCTTCTCTTTACAAGAGAGTTGCTCTACCATTAAACTAAAAGGGCTAAAGATAGTTTTTTCCCGGGCTACGGCTAGGTAACACTATCAAACTATGTCTGACCCTAGCAGGAGTCGAACCTACGTTCTCGGATTGAAAACCCGATGTTCTAACCATTAAACTATAGAGCCATAACACCCGACTGGACTCGAACCAGTGCGCTCTTGCATGATTTCGTCGATGCAAGCGATCTACCAACTGAACTACGGATGTAAAGAGTGGCTCTTTTTAACGTGGTAGCCTCCACGGATGTATATAAGCCGTACATCAACGCAAATAAGTGCCTAGGAATTGCACCTAGTACTGCCATCACTAGCGAACAGCCGGCTTTCTGTCTGCCCCGCACTCAAATGTATAATAGTGTAGAGAGATTTTTACTTCTACTCTTCTTTTCCTAATTGTTTGAGACGTTGCTCAATATATTCAATTCGATCTTTTGCGATCTCACGATCGTCATATGATTTAGAAAAGCACTTCATCCACTCTACCAATTTAGACAATCGCCATTCATAATCCTCATCGATATCTTCTAATTCTTTAAGATGATATTCTTTCTCTCTTTTCAGATTGCCAACTAGCTCTTCAACACACACATCCAAAACTTCTTTCGTTTCTTTCAATTCTTTTTCGCACATAAAACCCTCCCTGTTAAGTAAATCCAAGATAATCTCACGAGTGATTAACGTAAACACTTTTTTAGAATGTTTGCATTGTTTTGAAGATATCCGGATGATGGGTGTACATAACTGGAGATAAACATGAAAGACTTTTTGAGACTAATGATATGCGAACTTGTAAGTGCGCCTGAGAATGTAGTAGTTAATGAAATGGTTGGTCAAAACACAACCATGTTTGAGGTGTCATGCAATAAAGGTGACGTAGGTAAGATCATCGGTAAAGGTGGCAAGACCATTGAATGCATCCGGCACATCATGATAGCCGTCGCATCCAAGTCCGGAACGCGGATTAACATTGAGATCCTTGAATAGCTAATCTTTATATGGGTCATATTCTCTTATTACGGCAGTGAGGATCAAAATTTCTAGCGTCATTATACGGCTTGCGCTTTTCCTTGCCGGATTTAATCGCTTTTTCGAGACTCATCGCGCTTCCATGTACTTTCTAGTCTATAAACGTTAATCCACTTAAGCTCTTTATTTGCTTCGTGTGTATCTTTTATTTTCTGTGGAATTCTGGAATCCAAAAAATCTATAAGTTTTTGATTTATTTGATACCCAACAGGATAAGATGCAAACATATATGTGCTCCAACCACTTACGCCGTATAAGATAATTACATCTCGCGCTGAATCATCTTGAAGAATTTTCATAATACAATCCTAATTGGTTTATTCACAGGTTCATACTCTTCATCCATATGCGCAGCGTTGATGCAGATAGTATCCGGTTTGTCAGAGAAATTATGTTTTAAAGTCATTTGACCGTAGCCACCATGAATATGCCCAAACACATGCAGCTTGGGCTTCACGCGCTCAACAGCCTTGCGCAGCTCTTCGCACCCGCAGTGTTCACCATAACGGTTAGTATCGAGTATTCCCCAAGGAGGACCATGAGTGACAAGGATATCTATGTCATCCGGAATTAAATCCCACTTAGCTTTAATAGCCTCACCACGATCGAGCATGAAGTGCCAGTTGTAGAACGTTGGTGTCCACGGTGATCCCCAGATTTTTAAGCCTTCGTATTCTTCCATCGAGTCTTGAAGATAACAGCCTACAGAAAAGTATCTCCTAGAGACTTTTTCTCTTTGAAGAAATCCATCGTGGTTGCCGGCAATGATAATCTTCTTGGGATAATTCTGTTTCATCAACCAATCATTGAAGTTGTGATATTCCTGTAACATATCAGCCCCAGTCAAATCTCCGGCAACGATAAGAAGATCTCCTCCATGTAAAGCGGGTTTACATCCATGAAGGTCGGATATGCAATCGATTATCATTTTTCTCTCCAATAAATCACAAAAGGAATTCTCTTTTTGTGAATGAAGTGCCAAGGCATTAATTCCACATCATTCATAATCTCTTTCCTGAATCGACATTTAATCGGGCGAGAGAAACCTTTTGCAAAACATTTGTAAAATCCATTTTTATCAGGGATATGATCATCTACATGAATCCACTTAGTAGCTTGAGCTCTAACTTTTCCCATTCAACTTCCTATTCCTTTCTTAGTCCAATTCCAATAACCATAAATGTGGAAGCCTAGACTAACCAGACATCCTCCAGTTTGCACGATAAGGCCCATACAAGCGTTCCGCGTAGCCCAATAGCAGATACATATACCCCACAGCACAAAACACGCACGGCGACCCCTTACATTGAGCCAGCGTCCGAGTTTGCCTAGAATGGTGAAGGCAAGATCAGTCAGCTCGCCCATCTAACACCCTTGCGATTACATTCGCAATCTATCGCATGTTCACCACATCTATCGCATTCACCGCTCATTATGCCCTCGGAATTATCAAAATGTTATCCTTCACCCAACAGTATTCCCAGAAAGTCATGTCCGGATAGTGCTGCTTCACGAAGCCGTACTTGGTAGTGAGTACAAGTATGCTAATTATGCACAAAAGTATGATAAAAATTGTATAGAAAATTAGTTTCAATGTTTATTTCCTTGAGTTATGATTTCTTATGAACCGATTGTTTACATACTATAAACATCGATCTACTCTCTAAAAACAGCCGGTTATCAACTTTTCCACACTCTCTGAAGATGAAGAAGAAGTCTTTATATAATACTCTTCTTAAGTAGAGTGTGTGGGAAAGTTTATGGCCAGGGAAGGCCAAACTTCTTCTTAGTAATCTTTGCCATGCGCCCATCCGGGTGATGCCATACGATGCCTTCATATTCCATACGTGCCAATATGCGTTCAATCTCATCGTATGTACGTGGATTGTGGCAAATGTTGCAGTAGTTATGAATGTAGTCGAAAATACTATTCGTCGCATGTCGAATGAGTGCATTATGCCCAGTATTGTGAGGATTACCCTGCACTTCAGGGCCTACAAGCTCATAAGTACCATCGTCAAACCTGCCTTGCCCCCACGCCCATGCCATCTGGTGGTAGTAGTCCTTCATGGTAACAGGAATCCAATAGATATGTTGTCCGCGATCAGTCATATCTCCGCAGTGAATCCAGTCATTTTGCGGAGGATGCTTGCGCACGCGCTCAGTTTTACTTACAAGTTTTGAGTTATCATAACGCTTATAGAGCTTTCCATTGATCACCGCGCACGCAGACCCATCCAATTTCGCAGTAGGAACACCCTCGCCGTCGATAACCCACTGGCATAGAGGATTAACCTCGCGCGTGAGGATATGGTCGTCTGTAGATAGGAATAAAGAAGGAATCTTTTTCATTAAATTTCCTCATAATAAGCAATGCGTTTGCGTGAGATCATGAAACACGCAACGCAGCGGAATTTGATATCTATTATTTGTATATTGGAGTATTCAGCTTCACACGCGAACTTCCGGAGAGTCTGATCTTCAAGAGCATTCTCAAGATTTCTTACGATTTCCATCATCCACCCATCGCGCAAGTAGAAAAAACACTTCGTCTCCATCGTACCTCTAGAAGAAAGTTGCTGGATACATTTCGCGAAGCTCTTGCATGATGTTGCTCTCTCGCTTCTCGCGCCACGCATACACCCATTTCATGCCTTTCCAGCCCTGTGTTGGATCAAAACTAGCGAGCCCTATAAAGATGTCCTTTGCGCAGTAATTGCGCCCTATGGCCTCTACTTCGATGTTTACAGAGGGGATGGCATCGTGCACTAAAACCCAGCCATCTTCCTTCTTGTTCTTAAAGTCTTTGTATGAATTTTGCGTGTCGTACATGTATACCTCGTTGTTTTTCGCCAAGGTATCTATATAGATATTTTTTGGAAAGAAGAATTTTCTATGGAGCCGGGAGGGTGAAACGCATGAACTTAGTGTTCTTCCATGGGTTGTACGGTATGCTCTTGAGTGAAAACATCCGGACTATAATGTGCTTACGCTGCACGCGGGGAATGCGCTTGGCTCTCTTGCGCTTAGGAAGAAGATGACGAAAATCAACAACCCATGAGTCTTTGAGCCAAGATGGAATGCGGTCATCGGTGATAAGTTCTTTATACACAAACTTAAACATCACTCACCTCTAAGTTTCGCAAGCGCGATACGATGAGAGTTCACTTCATCACACACATGATTCATCATACGCCTGACTATGGAATTGTACTCCATGCGCTCAATGCCAAAGTACGCATTTGCCTTACACAAGTCCTCAAGGTAGCCAAGCACAGCCTTCCCGGCATCTATGCGCTTTAGATAGTATTCTTCAGTCGCCATTTCCATCTTCCATTCACCCTTTTTTTAGTGCGCACGCGCGGTGCCTTCTTCTTTAGTTGCCTCATAACCCGGTACGCTCGTCCCCATAGTAGGAACTTGATGCCTAGAGTTTCTATTTGCCTCATAGGATCATATCCACCATCGTATGGACGGTAGATGTACTCCTCGTATCTGCGCTCGCCATCGAGAGATTCTGCCCAGCAGGTTAGTATAGTCTTAGCATAATTTAATTGCTCTAGAGACTTCATCGTATCAAATAGCGGTGTAAACTCGATCCACTTACCTGCCCATACACCGAAGTACGGCTTGCCGTCAATGGTCTTGCGCTCGTGCTTCTGGATCATGGTTATTCGCCCCTAAGAATACATAATCTGTTTCTCAAATCCTTCAACTCAGCTCTTATAGTTTCAATAAATCCATTGTCACTGAGGCTACAACTCCATCCCATAAAATCCCCATATTGCTCCGATGTACTGAGCACGTAACCATGCATACTCTTCAGTAACTCTATCGCTCTTATCAACTCATCCTTAGATAATCTATCCATGTGCACCTCCGCGTACGCACACAAAATATATGGTAGAAATTTTTTCGCGAAGCACTATCTCGCGGGGCACATAATATTATGGTAAAAGTTTTTTTCGAATTTGCATTTGAATGTGACCGAGGGATTGATATATGTATTTCGATGTAACCGGTACCGACTAAGGATCAACTTCAAACTTTAATTTGCTTTCCTTTGGTGGTCGGCCCTAGGGGTGTCAAGTGCAACGTTGCACTACGAACTCGTAGTACAACGTAGGATGTAGGCTTGTGGATGGTGTGTGAGTACAGTGGGGTGTGAGTACTATGACTCTGCGGGGTTGGCTGTCCTGTTGAGGACGAAGTCGAATGCTGCTTTGGCTATGTCTTGCGTAGCATTAGGGTTCATGTCTTGCTCGTAACCGCGTGCGCGTGCGCGTGTCTTTAATAGAAATATTTTCAACGCCGTATCTTTTTCGTGTATTGCTTGATACTCACATGCATTTTCGAGTTGATCGACCCATGCTTCACGGGCCTGATCACGAGCTTCTTTAACCAATGGATCAGATTCGACGGCTCTATGTATGGTTAATCTAGTACATCCTATAGCCTCTGCAGCGCGCGAGATGTTACCATCATGTTTTTTCAATGCTTTGATCATATCTTCGCGGTTGACAGGATGTGCGCCGGGGCTGGGATCACGCGCCTTTTCACCGCGCTTATCTTTACCTTTTGGAAACCCGACCATAATACTTACTTTAAACTTTAATATTTACGTTTATATACACTTGTTAGCAACACCGTCAAACGCCCGGCAGGCTAAAGGCTCCAGTCGTCGCCTATGAGTCAAGCTTGATTATACTCGATCGTATTAAATACCCTTATTTTAGTCAAATATCACAAAACTACTCACTTAAACCCCTGATTATCAACCGCATACAATTAAAATAATCTTTAGTGTTGCACTTAATCTGTTGCGTATGCTATAGTATTGGATTAATCAAACAGTCTCGCTTAATCATTAGTGATAAGCTCGTAGCGTTGGATTAACACAAACCCTAAACAAACAAACAACAAAGAGAATGAGTATGAAATCACTTGCAGATTTAAAAAGAGCAATGCAACTAGGTACTAAATGGGATTGTTTCCACAACTATTATCACAAAAACATGGGTGTTCGCGAAATATCTATTGTGCAAAAGAATGGAGTTGCATTTAAAACAACCCGAGAGGACGGTA